GTAGGCGATCATCACTCAGGTTACTCAGGCTAATCAGGGCTGACCTACGGACTCCACCAACGACAACAATTTGGGCAATCTTGCAGCAGAGGTCATGGCATTCAAGGCTTGTAAGTTTTCTTCCAGCTGCTCCCTTAAAGAGGTCAACTGAGAACCTGAATAGGTTGACAAGAGGTTCTGGACCGGAAGCCCTACCTCCGAAAGTTCTAAGAGGGGCCCCAGCAGGACGCACTCGACTAATGTCCCACTTGGGTACTTGACCTGAATAGAGCAACGATACAAGTTCTCGGAAGGCTTTTGCCCAACCAATCTTTGAATCCGATACGTGAATGATGGTGTCTGTGTCATAGAAGTCTTCTGCTACTTCAGGCAACTTAGCAATGTATTGTCTTTCAACACTAAACCCCACACCAGTTCCACACATGAGAATGTACATCATCTCATCAAAGGCTCTGGGGCTGTCTACAGCAATGTAACTACAATTGAATCCTGCTACGTTGTCTCGATCCAGTGCTTCCCCTGCTGTCATCAGTGCCCGCATGGAGGGCATGACTTGCATATCATAGATGGAAGTCCAAAGCAAGGTTTCTGTTTCTTCATCAATCAAGCCTTTCTCAACCCAATAGTGGGTGTACCGAGAGACAGTTTCTCCCCAGTGTTCCCTTCGGTTCTCATTAGGTAGATATCTAGCGTACCTAGATTTATGAATGTACTGTTGGTATAGATCCATCAAAGGTCCTCCTCTTCCTGTGTCCCCATAGCCATTGCAAATTGAATGTTGAACTTATGTGCCTCAAGGGCACCAAGGACTTCTATTGGGCTAAGTACGGGGTAACAGACAGTGTGTAGTTCCCCTTGATATTCAATGAAGGCTAAAAAAGAGTCAGGGACTTTATCTTTGATTGAGATTTTATCAAAGATCTCCTGAACGGTCTTTTCAACTTCTTCCTCTTTGTCCTTCTTACCAAAGCCACCTTGAATGACGTGCATTAGCGATCACCTCTACCTTGAATAGTTCCATCTTCCAGGCGCTTCTTAAGTTTCTCTACATTAGCTTTAGCTACTTTCTCAAAGTCAATTTGCATATCATCCAAGATCATGGCAAGGTTCCAAAGGACATCACCTGCTTCACTAATGACCTTTGCACGGTCTACACTGACGGCATCACCCCTCAGAATGGGCTTGATGAACAGGTCAGCTAGCTCCGCTGCTTCCACCATGAGAGAACAAACGGGATACATTCTGTCTTCATAAAGCGCAGTACGAGAAGCAAGACGTTGATACAGATTAAAGTCAATGTACTTTTCCTCTTTATTTTCCATGCACTATGTACTCCTCAATGAGTTTTTCCAAGTACCATTTAGCCTTCTTAAGATCCTCTAGACCATTCTTGTACTTGTATCTGTGTATATATTTTAACACAGAACCCTCATAATAACTGCATATATTTGCACCCAATTGCTGCCTGATGTACTCAATGGCTTCAATTGATCCTTGGTTATAGTGCTTTGGCTTTGCAACTGCATCCCATTCAGCAGGTGTAGCATTATCAATACTGTTTTTCATAAAGAATGTCTCCCAATCACAGTCTTGCCGACTTCTTTCTCTTCTTCTTTGAAGCATTGTCAACATAAGCAAGGAACTCATCTAGTTGTGATAGTGTAAAGTATCTAAACCCTTCCTTCTCACACCACTTACCCATAGTAATGTCAGAACCTTTACGTACTTTCTTCCTTGGATCAGAGAGAATAAATATCAATTCATTGTACTTATTGATACTGTCCCTAATGGCTTTGTACTTTTGAGTGTCACCAGTCCTAAAGAACCCCTTACACTCCACAATGATCCCACTGTCCGAGTGTACAAAGTCAGGTTTGTATTCCCTATGAACCACATAGGGCAACATGAATGGTTCAAACTTGAATTCCCATCCAGTCACCCCTTGTGCAAAGTCCCTCTCAAGACCACTCCTGTACCCGCTACTGGATCTCGGCATAGGGAATCTCTGGAACCTTGGGTTCATTAACTACCTTGGTGAAGAACTTTGGACCTGTGGAGTACACAAACCCTCGTAGACCCTGCCAGCAGACCTTCTTAAAGTGACAGTAGGAGCAGGTAGCCGTCAGTACCATGTTGCCACTCTTGCCGTCTGGCACAGGCTCTGCACAGGGCTTCTCAGGTGATTCATTCTTGTTCACCACCTGCCACACATGCTTCACTCGATCCTCGATGGAGTAGCTAATCTTCTCGTGTACTGGAGCCTGGGTGTCCTCTTCATCGTACATGAGATAAGTCAGGTGTCCATTCTGCTTGTCCATTGCAAGCCAGCCGTACTTTGTCTCACCCTCAGAGTGAGCATAAGCCTTGATCTGTCCCACATAGGCAAATGGATCATCATAAGCCAGAGATCCATCCTTGAACTTCTTAAAGCCATAGGTACTAGTGGACTTGATGTCAGTCACAATCCCATCAATCTTACAGTCCATAGACCCTTTGACTTCGGCTACCTCACAGGGGTGCTGCTCATGTGTCACCTTATGTCCTGACATCTTAACCAAGAACAGCAGCATCTCCTCGATGATGTGACCATAGAGGAACTTGATGAGGTTCTCTGGGCGGTACTTCTGTCGTGCTTTACTGTGATAGTGATTCCATAAATAACGGTCGTCCCTTCCGATATTTGAGAGCCTCAGCTTGCGTGAATCAAAACTCTTGCTAAGGAACTCCTTACGCATGAGATCCTTGACTGCCTCACCAAAGGCATCAATCTCTTTCTCAACATCAACCCCCTCTGGTGCCCTCTTGGAGAGAACAACAGAGTAAATATCATCTACTAATGTATGAATCATAGAATTGCCCCTACGTTGCTACGATGCTTGACAAAGCGCATCTTTCGTGTTCTAGGGTTAAATACTAGTATCTGAACTCCAAGCATCTCCTGAGCAAAGGTTCTCTTGAAACCCCATTTCAATTCACTCTTCTTGCTCTTGATGTCAAATAGCCAAACCTTGCCATTCTTGATTGCCACAATGTCCACTGGACCTGTTGATCCAGAGTTTTTATAAACCTCAAAGCCATTGTCCCAAAGCCAGGTTACTGCGTAAAACTCAGCTAGATCACCTATTCTGCTTGTGTTTTTGTTCAATGTGTTTCGCTCCAATTGTTTCCAATGTGGTACTCACCAGCCAAAGGACAGTTGAGCTTGAAGTGAAGCCCTGCTGCTTGGATGGATTGTACTGCCAAGATCCCAAAGGATCTGGCTTGCTCTTCCTTGACTTCACTTTGTATTTCATCATGGATGTTACCTACAAACTTAAAGTCAAGACCCCACATATTAGCATACTCATGGAGAATACACAGTGCTTTTTTCATAACAATTGCGCCTGCACTTTGGAGTAGTGTATTTAGTGCAGCATGTTCTGATCGGATATAAACCTTCCTCCCATCAACACCAAATAAAAAACCTCTGTGGCTTTTAATGGACACTTGTTCCTTAAGGGCTGCCAAAGCAGGCACGTTACTTAGAAATTTCTCCTTCAGCCTCTTTCCCTCTCGGGAATCTTTACCCACAATGGACCCTATTTTGGCGTCTCCTGCCCCGTACAGGAAAGCGTAGATAAAGGTTTTTGCTTGGTTCCTGGTCTCCAGTCCTGCTGCTAGTTGGTTCTTTGTGTGTACATCACCCGTCAGGATCTCCTTGGTGTACTCAGGATCATTCATGTAGTGTGCAAGCATTCTCAGCTCAAGCCCACTGGCGTCTACACCCACCAGCTTGTACCCCTTTGGTACCACCCAGCAGGCTCTACAGTCAGTCCCATAGGGCTTCCCATTGGCTGTCACCTGCGCCATGTTGGGGTTGCTGTGTGTCATCCTTCCTGTAACTGCACCATTGGTCCTGACTTCCCCGTGGACTCTACTGTCCTTGTCAGCCAGCTCCACCCAAGACTCCACCATAGCAATTCTTTTCTGTACCATCAGGTACTCTGCTATGAGTTGAGCTTGGGGAATAGAGACACCTTCTAGGACAGTCTCATCCACCTTGGGTTGCCCTGTCTCAGTGAACTCCTTGGGCTTCCATCCAAACCATTGAAGGTATCTTCCAATCTGCTGCCGCGAGCCTAGATTGAATGGTGACCAGCTTATCCTGCTGAATGGTCCTGCCACCTGTTTCCATTGGTCTTCACCAAAGAACTTAAGACCCACTGAGGATAACTCCCCATTGAGTTTGTACTTTGGTGTTACTTCTTTTTCAAAGACAGGTAGAGGTTTGAATACTGAGAGAACAGTATCCTCCAGCTCCATCAGTTTCTGCTTTAGTTCACCAAGGAAGGTGTAGCACTTCTTCTGGTCCAAGAGCCACCCATTGCGGGTTTGCTCTGTGATGATCCATGCTACTTGGTGCTCTAGCTGAATGGACTGTTCAGAGAACCCTTGTAGTTCCTTGAGCAGGCACTCATGCAGCCTCTTGGTCACCTGTACGTCCCTCAGACAATACTCGATCATCTCAGGTGTACATTGTGACCAATCACTATGGTCACCCTTGGGGAACCCTAGAGCCTCACCATAGGAGGCTAGGCTGTGTCCTAGCTCCCTGCTGGGGTTTGCAAGCCTTCCAAGGACCAGGGTATCTACTACCCTAGCTCTATCAAAGGAAACACCCCACAGACGTTCCAGCACGGGCACATCGAAGCCTATGCCATTGTGGAACACCCATGTAGATTCCTTGTGTTGGTTGAAGAAGGTTACAAAGTCATCACGCCTCGTGAATGTCTGATTGTTGACACAGACCACCCATATCTTGTCCGGGGTCAGACTGTTCGCTTCTATGTCCGTGTACAACAGCATTCTTTAGAGCCTCTTTTTCTTTCTTTTTACTTTCCTTGTAGTCTAACCAACTGTTTATTCCCTCCCAGATACCCTCAAGATCTTCTGCCTTGTACCATCTTCCATTAGCTTTGTGCCTTGGTGAGTACATCATATTGTAAGGTGAAACAAACCAGAATGTTCCCCTGTGGCTAAAACATACTTGTCCATTGGAGTAGGGGTAAATATTTGCGAATTTGTTCGTTCATCATGGCGTTCCAAGTTGTTTTTTCAATCTACGAATCTCTGCTTTGAGATTACGATTCTCATAATCTGCGAAACCTGCACGTTCTTGCATTTTTTTCATTTGTGTAGCAAAGTCACGGTCGCTTGGCGTTAAATCTTCATCAGGTGCGATAATAAATTTACCATTTTCCCAATCAAATCCCATAGTTATACTTTTTACATGCACCATGGGACGGGAACCAACAGTAGCATATGGTAGTTTAATCAAAATCATCACCTCTGGATCCTCACGGTAACCATCACGACTATAACGATTCACAATATGACACAACTCACTCAATTTCATCATTTAACTCCGAAATGTTGTTTAATTCTAGTATCTATCCGCTCTGGTCTTCGCTGATCTGTATACAAACCTTCAAAAATACCAGCACACTCCAGCACAATCAACTCGCCAAATTTCAAAACTGCTTCTCGATCCCATTCATCAAGTTTATCCCAACAACCTTGAGAAGTCAAGCCAGAATTGTCAGCCTGGGACATATGTGGACATAGCAAACTCTGCTGTTTGGTTTACAGATCCATCAGAGATTGTGAGAACACCAGGTGTAAGGCAATCATTATATGTTCCAATAACGATGCCAATCTATATCAGCATCTTTAGCAAGTTTGTTTTACCTTTCTCTATAAGAAACATTATTGTGTCAACAACAAGATCAACGTCAACTTCTGGTCTTGTTATCCTGTACTGACCTACTCTCTTAGCCATGTCAGAATGGAACCTCATAGTTCTGTTCAGCACTGTCCTCAGTGATCTCCACCAGTCTACCTGTGTCTCGATCATAGAACAGTTTACAGGCTACACCCGTGAGACCAGCAAAGCGATTCTTTAGGACACGCACCACAGTCGTGTTTGCTTCCTTGAAGTCTTCTGCCTGCTGGTTACGTTCCAAGCCAATTACACAGTCCGATAGCTGTGCAATGGCAGCAGACCCCCTTAGTTCACTCAGGGACACCTGAGCACCCTCCTCGTGACCCTTGGAGCCTTGAGGGCGTCTAAGGTGAGATACTAGGAACATACCAATGTTTAGCTCCTGAACCAGTGTTCTGAGCTTGGTCATGATAGCATCAATAGCTCTTCTCTCGTCGCCAAAACCCTCTTGTGACGACACGATGATGCTGATATGGTCGAGAATGAACCATTTACAATCGTATGCTTTAGCCATGTATCGAATACGGCTAAACACACTATCATCATCAGCACTACCAAAGTGCTTCCAAAAGTAGAACCTTTCTGGGTTGATCTTTCTTAGCCAAGCTAAACGATCATCTTTGGTTACCCCTGGAAGATGTAGGGGTTGGTTTGCCATGATCGAAGCAATACCTAGACCAGTCCTCTTTGGTACTTCCTCAAGAGCAATCACAGCAATATTGTCCTGAGTGTTGGTGTAAAGATAATACTCCATCTCTCTCAAGATCTGAGATTTACCCATACCAGAACCTGAAGTGACAGTCACTAGTTCACTAAGGCGGAACCCATAGGTGAGATGATTTAGACCACTCCAAGGATAAAGAATACTATTATCTTCTTCTTCATTCTCTACCTCTTTAATAATCTCCTCAAAGGTTACAATACCATCTGGTTTGTGTGCCTTTGAATCCCACCAGCACTTCATAAACTCAGTAACATTACCGTCCTTGAGCAGGTCACAGGCATCCTTAGACCCGTCTGGGAGTTTCATGATCTTTAGCTTATGTGGACTAAAGAGATCCTTGATTGATTCAATAGCTGCCTTACCAGCATTGTCATTATCAAAGCACACAACAACAGAATCATAACCCTCAAGAAACTCTAGGTTATCTTGGATGTCTTTACGGGCACCCTGTGATCCAGTACGAATACTAACCACATCCCATTTGTTATTAAACATCTCAGACACAGCCAAAGCATCACACTCACCTTCAGTGATTGTAATAAACTTTCCAGAGCCTCTACATATCTGTTGACCAAAGAGACCTAAACCTTGAGATATACC